CAGGCTGATCCATCATCAGGTGGCCTAGGTCTAAATGGTAATGCGAATCATTCACAACACTGGGTCGGGCTGATCTGGGCGGGGATGATGACCGGGGAGGCCCAAATTCAAAATATGGTACCTACTATGAGTGCATAGGGGTCCCAAAATTATTTTTAGGTGAAAACTTATGCCAGAGCGCAATGGACTATTCGTAAAGGGCGGAAAAGGCGGGCCCGGACGCCCCAAGGGCTCCAAGAACAAGCTGGCGACCAGTTTCTTCGACGACTGCTACGCGGTGTGGCAGGACTCCGGCAAGGAGGCCCTGCAGCAGATGCTTGCGGAGGACCCAGCGTCCTTCAACCGCATGATCGCCTCCACGATGCCGAAGGAGCTCGATATCGACTCCACCAGCTCGGACGGTTCCATGACGCCTCCTGCCGAGATTCGTATTTTTGCTGTCGAGCCAAATTCTGAGGGGCCAGAGGACGATCACGACGATGACTGACTCCGATGGTTCCATCACGGACGATGGTTCCATCACCGAGGGTTCTCTCGATATAGAGATGCCTTCAAAAATGGCTCGGTTGTTCCAAGGAAAGGCCCGCTACAGGGTGGCCTACGGCGGTCGGGGAAGCGGTAAGACCAGAACCTTCGCGAAAATGGCTGCTGTTATGGCCTACAACTTCGCCCGCAGCGGCAAGGTCGGCCAGATTCTCTGTGCACGGGAGCATTTGAACTCTCTTGACGAGAGTTCATTTACGGAAATTAAGAGCGCCATCGAGGATGACCCGTTTCTGAGGACGCAATTCGACTGCGGCGCGAGATATATCCGCACGAACTGCAAATCCGTGGAATTTACCTTCGCGGGGCTGCGCACCAACTTGGACAGTATCAAATCCAAGGCCCGAATCTTGCTGGCGTGGATTGATGAGGGCGAGTCTGTATCCGACATGGCGTGGCGCACGCTGCTGCCGACGGTGCGGGAGGAAGATAGTGAGATTTGGGTCAGCTTTAACCCGCTGGACCCAGAGAGCTCCACGTATCAGCGTTTCGTTGACGCTCCGCCGCACAACTGCAGGGTGGAGAAGGTCAATTACTGCGATAACCCTTTCTTCCCCGAGGTGTTGCGTGTCGAGATGGAGAATGACCGCGAGCGTCTGCGTCCCGAGATTTTCAACCATGTGTGGATGGGTGACTGCCTTGACTTTCAGGAGGGCGCCTACTACCGCGACTCGATCCTCAAGGCCGAGGTCGACGGCAGAATACGGCCCACGCTGGATTTTGATCGCTCTGTCCCTGTCGTTACGGCATGGGACCTCGGGATGAACGACTCCACGAGCATCATATTCGCGCAGTTCATTGGGTCCGAGATCAGGGTCATAGATTTCTACGAGAACAGCCAGATGCCTCTGGACCACTATGTGCAGGTCCTGCAGGACAAGGCTCTGAGCGAGGGATACGTATATGGAACAACTATTCTGCCGCACGACGCCAAGGTCCGTGAGCTTGGTTCCGGTAAGTCAAGGATCGAAATCCTACAGGGCCTCGGGATCATGGACGGCGTGGTCTGCCCGCAACTACGGGTTGATGATGGCATTGCTGCAGTACGCCTTGCCTTCTCTCGCTGTTATTTCGATGAGTCTAAAACAAAGCGTCTGCTGAAGTGTATGCGCCACTATCACGCCGAGTGGATTGAGGCCGCGAGGACGTTTAGGCCAAAGCCAGCCCATGATTGGAGTTCGCATGCCGCAGACGCCTTCAGGTACCTAATCACAGGCTACCGAGACCTAACGAGCTGGTCAGGACCCGTTTCAGGATCGATGCGGGGTACATCAATCAAAAGGAATTCACATCTATATGTCGCCTAAGCCTATTTTACCCATACTTGAGCAAGCGAAAGAGCTGCTGGACTACAACCCCGATACGGGCGTTTTTACTTGGAAAGTAGCCCCGCCCAGAAAGCCCAGCTTTGTCGGTAAGGAGGCGGGAACCAACCAGCACGGCTATCGCGCTATCAAGATCGCTCAGGAGTCGGTCCTAGCGCACCGTCTCGCATGGGCTTGGGTCCACGGCGAAGAGCCTCCTGCGGTTCTTGATCACATCAACCGAGACAAATCGGACAACCGGACCGAAAACCTCCGCGATGGTGGCGAGAGCGTAAACCACGTCAACAGACCCGTGGCGAACAAGACCGGCGTGGCTGGCGTTGTGCTGCAGGACCACAGGGCGCAGCAGCCTTATTACAGCGTCTGGTTCAAGAGGGACAACATCCTTCCCTACACCAAGGACTTCTTCGAGGCCGTATGCGCTCGGAAGGTCGCCGAAAATCAATTCTGGAGTGCCGCTTGAACTACTCAGAACTACAGGCTGTGATCGCAGATTTTGCCAACAGGCAGGATTTGGCGTCACAGATACCTACATTTATTCAGCTCACCGAAGCGCGACTTAATCGCGATGTCAGGCATTGGCGCATGGAGAAGCGTGCCCAAGCCGAAGTGACGGGTGAGCGGTTCCCCTTGCCGTGCGACTGGATTTCTACCATACAGGTGAAAGCGTCTGGTAAACCATTGCGCCTAGCGGACGCCTTTCAGGTCGACAGCGTTGATCACGCTGCACAGAGGGCGTTCGTGGCAAACCATTACTACCGCCACACGGGTGATGAGCTGGAGCTCATCCCCGCATCTGATGGGCCGGTCGACTTCGAGATCGAGTACGTCGCTAAGGTTCCATCGCTGTCTGAGGACAACCCGACCAACTGGCTGCTGGAGGAGTTCCCCGACGTGTACATCTACGGCGCGATGCTGCAGGTGGCTCCATTCCTGCACGACGACCAGCGACTGCCGCTTTGGTCTCAGGCATACGGCGAGGCAGTGAGCTCCGCCAACATCTCAAGCGACAGGTCTAAGTATTCGGGTTCAGCGCTGCGGCTGCAGCGACACGGCCTCCCAAGTCATGCCGCCTGACTGCAAGGACTGGGCGGAGGTACCGACCCGCACCGACTGCGCTGAGTGGGAGGACGTTACGAGCGACGGCAACTGCGCCGACTGGGTGACCGACGAGGACTGGATTCTGGTAACCGCCTTCTGGCAGGACATTGAACACTACTGGCGAGACCTTGCCCTGTGGCAGGACCGCCCAACTAACTGGGTATCTGTGAATGGTTGACCAAATCAACAATGGCGAGGAAGGCTATTCCGTAAGGGAAAAGCTCAACACCGTTATCGACCGCACCAATACCCTGAATGGTATTGAGAATCAGGTCGAGACTAACAAGCAGAATATCGCCAAGAACACGACCGAGATCGATGAGCTGTGGGAGCACGTTGATGACGTAGAGGACACGATCCAAGACCTCGATGTCGCCGTGCTCGATGACAAGATCGACAAAGAGATTCAGGACCGCATCGATGGCGATGCGAACCTTCAGGGCCAGATCGACGCGCTGGACGCGGACAAGGACGGCTCGATAGATTGGGACGAGGTGCAGGGCAAGCCCGACACCTACCCGCCCGAGGCGCATAACCACGTCATCGGCGACGTTGACGGCCTGCAGACAGCCCTCGACAACAAGGCGGCGGTAAACCACAACCACGACGGCATCTATCAGCCTGCTGGTGACTACGTTTCTGAGGCGCCCAATGACGGGAAGCAGTACGTCAGGGAGTCCAAGTCGTGGGCCGAGGTGGACATCCCAGAGCCCGATACGTCGAACACCCTAGAGGGTGAGTGGGAGTACAACCCCAACGGCCCAAATTCTGGTCAGTTCACCACGCGCAACGCGGAGTGGATCATCGCAACGTCGGTCACCCTGCACAGGTTCGACACCACCGGATACGAGCACAACTTCGCCCTGATGAACGAGGGCGACATTATATTCATACAGGCCCCCGCTGGCGGGGCGGAGTACTCTGTCGTAAGTAAGGACGTGCGCGCGAATGACTGCGTGTTCACGGTTAACGCGATCAGCAGTTATGGCACGTTCCCGTCTTCCGGCGACGCGGTGCGAATCAACTTTGTCCCGCAGGTGAGCTCCGGTTCCTCCGTGCATATCGGCCCTAATCCACCGAGCCCCGTTCTTGAGGGCCAGCAGTGGATGGAAGTCCCTGCAGGTAGCGGCGATGCCACCATGTGGATTTACGATGGCGCCAACTGGCTCCAGCAGCCCGGTGGCAAGGACGGTGCTGATGGTGCCGATGGCACGGACGGTTCTGACGGCCTCTGGACAGACAACGGCGGCGGCTCCATAAGCTATGACGGCGCAGTAATGGTCGGCGGTAAGAATGGCGAAGGTCTTCACTTTGATCTGTTCGGCGGTGACGATTATGTAATTCAAGAATCCACCAGCAATGACATTATGAGCTTTGGCGCAGGTACT